CTACAGCAAATCCTTATATTCACTCACAGCATCAAAGCAAGGACACATTTTCGTCCATTCTTCTGGTTCCACAATACCATCACCGTCCAGGTCAGGCGATGTGTCACGATGCCCCAGCACTTCCACAATCTGGTACTTTCCGCAAAGCTCCTTAATCAGTTTGGACAACGCCTTTTTCTGTTCCGGCGTTCGGGTGTCGGCTGCCTTACCGTGCGCGTCCAGACCGCCCACATAGCAGATACCGATTGAATGTTTGTTGTACGACACACCTGAGAATCCCTTGCTGTTACAGTGCGCCCCGTCAATAGTGAGCGAACGGCCAACTTCTACCGTACCATCCAGCCTTACCACATAGTTGTACCCGATACACTGAAATCCACGGGATACGTGCATCTGATTAATCTCCTTTTTACCTATGTTCTGCCCCGCTTTTGTGGCTGAGCAGTGAATAATAATAGAATCTATTTTGTTCATAATAAAATTACATCTATATTTGTGGAGTTCTACCAATGGTAGGATGGTTAATAAAAAATTTATTACAAGGAGTGCAGTGGCACTCCTATTTTATTTTAGTTCAGTTTCTTTTCTTCAGCACGCTAATCCGTTTCCCGTCTTTGGAATACATTCGTGACATGTTCTTATCACGAACAAATCTTCTGTCCATCGAAAAATATCCATGCTTCCCGTCACTGAATACAGCCCTTTCGCCGGTCTTAAAGCGAACCGGCATATTAGGCAGTCCATTATTCATGGCCGCCAGTATAAGCAATCTGCGTCTGAACAAGCTCATCAAGCACCTCCCATCACAGCTATATTATTAAGAATACTTACCTGATACGTCCTGTTGGCCCTGACAACACTGCTACCTATCCACTTTACTCCTTCAGGTAATGTCAGAACAGTAGGATTAACGCCACTCGTGAACTGAAACATATATTCATTCATCATATTGGGCAGGCCTTCACCGAAAGAGATATTAAGAGCAGAAACTTCACCGAACACATGAAAAACATTTGGGATAAGTTCTGCTGTTATTTCTCCCGTACCGCTGTTTACACTGGTAATACACCCACTACCATAATATTCACCGTGAGTATATATGGCACGTATATCTTTAATGAAAGATATAGAGTCTGCCAGTATATTTCCGGCTTCCAAATCTCTCTTAAAGGTGGCTTTTCTTAAATAATTATTGAATTTCTTTTTTGCCATACCTTATTGTTTTATGGAGGTATTCGCTCAGAATACCTCCTTGGTTTTTTACTCCTCTTCATGCCATGCGAATGCGCTGTCAAGTTCTGCTTTTGTCGCATAAGACTTCAATGTCTCATTCGTAGCATAATTAGTAAGTTCTGCCTTGGTTGCGTATGTTTCAGCAAGTGCAGCTATAGCCTCGCTAAGTGCAGTTTTTGTTGCATAATCCCTTGCGACCTCTGCCTTGGTTGCATAATCAGCAAGGTCTTCTGCTGTCAAGAATCCTTCAAGGTCAACCTTCTTTGCATATGCAGTCAAATCTACTGTACCTCCAAGAGAATCCCAGTTTGTTTCTACGCTTGCCTGATTGGCCGTTTCTCCGATGTAGACGAAGTTCGTTTCAGCCGGATATTTCTTGCCGTTCAGGGTAACTTCTGCCGTAACGTTATATACGTGGCCTTTCGATACAGAAGACACCCCTTTCAGGGCACTAAGGTCTGCCAGAGTACCCTTTGGCACATATACGGCACCAAGCGCGTTGACCTTGTTTGTCAGTGTGTCAACCAGACCTTTCAGAACTTTACCCTGCTCGGCGGAAAGTGCCTTATTAGTCCCGCCCGTTGTGAGGTCATTGATAATCTGGATGAGTGTCTGTGCACCGACGTCAAGACGAATCCATCCGCCATAATCAGCCTGGGTAATCTTTGTCATGTCCTTCAGGACATACAGAGCCGGTTTGCCGTCCCCGTTATCTCCAACAACGACCAACATGCCGTTATAAGTATTCTTCCCTGAATAGGTAGCTGCGGCAATAAGGTCTGTCTTGTTTGGAACAAGCTGACGGGCGTCCAGTGGCGCCTGTCCTCCAGGCTCAAAGTTCACGGCAAAGGAAGCAACACCCGCAGGACGGTTTCCTGTTGTCGAAGCCATCGGCATGACATTGTTCATCGGCATGGCAAAGGGAACTTCACGGCTGTTTCGTGCAAGCATGGCTATCACTTCATCCGTAATTTCCTCGCCATTATATGTGTCCGGCTCGTCTACAAGTTTTTTCCCGGCATCGGAAACTGTGAAGCGAAGTTGTAATGCACCGGACATGGCACCTGTCGTTGTCAGCTTCTTGTATGCAATCTGAACACTTTGTACGGTCTTGTTTCCTGCATCAGATACGGTGTACTTGTCCGTTCCGAAAACTTCCCACTTTCCGGACACCGTATTATAGAACTCGACTTTTGATACATTCTTTTCTGAAGGGAAGTAGAATTCAAGGCGGGTTCCGGTTGCTGCTTCAGAAGCAAATTTCGCTCCAATTAATGTATCAGTCCATTTCTGCAGCGGAAGCTTTGTATCTGGAGCTGCGGCAGACGGGAAATTGGTATCTCCGGCAGAGGTAGAAGCTGAAGAACCATTACAGTAAAACGGATAGGTACCATAAAGGTAGACAGCACCTGATTTCACAGTACCTTCAGGAAGCGGATTAGGGGATACGGTCGCCTTGTTTCCTTTTGAAGTGAGCAAGGTGTCACCTGCGCCATGATGAGCCTGGTAATTGTACTGCATCGTACCGAGTGTAACTTTCGTCGGCAATGTCTTGTTGCTTGTACTGTTTCCTACATAGATGAAAGACTGGTCATCGGAGATAAGTTCTCCTGCGCGGTTCTTGTTTGCCTGGCCAACAACCGTACAATTACCACGGTTAAATCCTGTCTGAATCTGTTCTGCGGTAGGTGCGCTTTCACCGACCTCCAGAATCTTGTTGGCGGTAAAAGGAGACTTGAATGATATTGTTGCACTTGGTGCCTGTACCGTCGGCTGGATTTCCTCAAAGAGAATATCCTCGAAAATCTGGCTCAGCGTCTTTGTCTTCAAGGTCTCGACCTTTGTCCCAGCCGGAAGACCTCCCAGTTTCGAAGGAGTGGCAAGGCTGTCTGGCAATGATGTCTTGAACTTGATGAGTTCCGTCAGGTCATATTCGGTCTTGCCTGATGATTTGGTAACGATAAGTTTATTGCTGCCTTTGTAAAAACTGACATCTGTGACACCGCTTCCTCCATAATTCACACCGTTCATCAACAGTTCTTTGGTGTCGGTTGCAAAATAGATAGCATCCAGATGTTTTGACGCTGCATCATAACGGGCCTTTAAGCCCCTGTAGAATTTTAATTTTGTTGTTGCCATAAAAGTCTGATTTTAACTGTTTGTTTCTTCATTCCATACTGCTTCTGTTATCTCCTCCCATTCTCCATCCTTCCGGCCGTATATCTTCCCGTCTTTTGGCGCATCGGGAATGGGAATGCTTCCACCGGTTGATATGTCAATGGAAGAAGCACCAAGGTTGACGGTGGCCATTTCAAGGTTAGGGACACTTATGCTGTCCTCTTCACAAGTTGTTGCAACAAGCCTGAAAGCCTCACACATGTCAACGGCAGTCTGTCCTTCCTTACCATAGTTCTCCCACAAAGTCAGCGAATACGTACCAAGGTGTTTGTGGTCCGTTCCATGAAAAGTAAATTTCAGCTTGTTTCCCTGGTATATCTCAAAATGGAAATCGAGAAATCTGCCTAGAGGATTCTTCAGCATGAGTTTCAAGTCCCTTCCTTCCAGTGGAACAGGCTCCTTGTTCGTGAGTATCTGCCAGGTGAAGTATATATCTTTCCCTATCCTTATCTTTCTCATATCAACTAGGTCACACAAACTTATTGTCATAAGTAATATTATGATTACGGAGTAGATAATTTCCGCTATCAGGCGTCTATCTGTCTTCTTCATCCTTTGTAACTTTTTCGATAATTTCGCCAGCCGTTGTGTACTTCTTTTTAATGTAGCCCACCAGCAGGCGCTTAATGGAAGCCTTGTTCTTGATACCATGAATTGTGCATATATGCTCCATAATACTGTCAAATTCGAAAATGAAAGCCAACCCCAGCCCGCAGATAGAACTGATTGTATAGGAACAGATGCCAACCGGCTGAAGAATTGCAATGCCCAGCATGAACCCAACAACAAGGTATGAATTATACTCAATGAACTTGCACACGGTACGTCGGCCAGCACGGGAAAAGCGGAAATCCTCGCCCCGCTTAACCACGCTGTCGATGATTCCCAGAACAAAGTCGGCCACAATCATCACAACGATAAAAGCCAGCATCCAACGAAGCTCGAAGACTACTTCCTTAATTTCTCCAATAAAGGAGTAAGCCCCGGCAACAAGAATCTGCGGGGCTATGACGGTTATAAGGTTCTGCATCACTCCTTATTTACCTTACCACCGAACAACCTTGACAGCCATTCGCTTGTTACAACCGACACGATACCAGTAGATGCCAGGGCTACGAACAACGCATCAATCACCACAACCCAGATACTTGCGTCTGCCGGAGGAAAGCCGAGATTCATCCACCAACTGAAGAAAGTAACGATTACACCAACTACAGCAGTTACCCACATGCTGACCCACTTATTCATAGGATTGGATAGCTTCGAAGCTATAAAGCCTACTACAGCAGGTACCACGACCGTAACAAGCCCGGTGAAGCTGGCAAATCCGGTCAGGAACTCCGGAACGGAAGGTTCAACACTAACGGAAGGTTCCGCGAAAACACTCACTACGCACATCAGCAGTGCGACCATCATGAAAACGAATCTTTTCATCTTACTAAGGTTTAGATTAAACAAAAATGCCCACAAACGTATTCCCGTTCAAGGGGACACGTTTATGGGCGTCATCTCAAAAAATCTTTACAAATCTACTTATTTACCAAAGCTTTTCAGTGAATGTAAGCATGTAAAAAACAAACAAAGAATAAAAGGTTTCAAAAAGGCTGACAGCTCTTGTCAGTATATTTTAGGTATATCACACGAAATCTACCAAAACTCTACCGGAGCGCAAAATTTGGCTGAAAATCGAGCCGTTTTTTCCGGGTTTTGACGGCCTTCAAATCGCGTAAAATTGTTGATGAAAGAACCTCCGAGTAGATTTCCGTCGTCTTCACAGAAGTATGCCCTAAAAGCTTTTGCACGGTCGTTATTGGAACCCCTTGATGAATGAGTAATGTAGCACATGTATGCCGGGCCGTGTGGTACGTTATGTGCTTCTTTATGCGTGCCATTCCGGCAATCTGTGCAAGGTATTTGTTTACGTCTGAATTACACCCCAAACTGGCAAATTCTTCTATTTTGTAGCGGTCTAAAATTGTGAGTGCTTTCCCTTCAAAAAGAAGATGCAACGGTAGCCGGAGTTCGATACCAGTCTTAATTGATTTGAAGTGCAACCACTTTTGACCATTTACACGGATAAAGTTAGCTGGTGTAAGCTGGCAGAAGTCTGAGAATCGCAAGCCTACGTAGCAGCAGAACAGGAATGCATCAAGCACATGACGAAGCTTATTATCTTCTACCTCAAGGTTCTCCAACTTTCTTAATTCATCTGGCGTCAGGAACTCATGCCGGCCTTTCTCCTGCTTAATCTTAAATTTGCGGAACGGGTAAGCATCGGCATGAATGTATCCCTGATTTATTGCTTCATTGACTAGCGTCCGAAGCTGGCGAAGGTGTTTTGCCACGGTATTCACTCCGTTTCCCTTTTCCCGAAGATATGTTTCAAAATCCTTTAAGAATGTGTATGTTATGTCCTTGAAATCTAATCCAGGGCGGAACTCCTGCAGGACATTTATTGTCGTTATCAGGTTGTCTTTTGTGCTTTGGCGTCTGTCTGAGTGCTTTACATATTCTTTAGCGAATATAGGGAAGGTAACATTAACGGGGGTATTATTCTTTATCGCATCCCGAAGTAAAGCTAAAGTCGGTTGTATTCCACGTTTCCATAACGACAGTTCTATACCTTGAAGATGCAGTATAAACTCAAACAACATGGAATTAAGGTCATTGGCTTGCGGATGGTTACATACTTGTGCTATTTGCTTATCCCAGTGCTCTGGATGAAGATATATATTTGTTTTGAAATATGCTTTACGCTGATCCAAAGAGGCTTCTACCTGCACAAGGGCTGTACCTTGCTTATTTAATTGATTCTTTCTATTGTAAACAAGGCGGTATCTTATCTTTTCCATTTTTTCCGCTGAAAATAGTTATTTATAGGGATTCCGTAAAATAGCACTGGCGGGACTTATTGGAACAGTAACTGGGGAAAAAGACGGTTTAATGTCAAAATCCGGATTCATAGAAAGAGGGGATATATCAGATGCAAATACCCGATTTTCTGGATTTCTTCGAACTCAAGGGATGCCCAATACTCCATACCCGTCTGAGCACGGTATCTTAGTATCTATCTCAACAAGTTCTGTATGTTTACAGTTCTTTTTGAGAGGTTGGCCTGTCGAATTGTATTGGAGAAGCCTTTGGGACAACTGGAACTCTTGGAACCGAATCGGTTAATCAGCTTAGTTGTATCCATTCGCTCCAGTTATCAATACCCCAGCTCATTCTTGTGTATGATGTACCGTTATCTCCAACAGCGATTTGAGATATTGAACCACCAGCACCATCGCGGAACACAATAATGTGTCCAAGTTGTATCGGATAATGTTTTGATGAAATATCTTCTCTGTAGCAATATACGGCATAAAACCCTGATTCTGTTAGTGAATTTGCATCCGTATTAATATCGACACGGTCTCTATATTTGAACGGGAAATCAATAAGTCCCGCCAGTGCTAAATCTGCCTGGCGGAACTGATGGGTGGATTTATAAGGAGAAGCCCAGTTTCAGAATCTTTCGACTCCTGTATAAATCAGGGCGTTTATAATATCAATAAGACCACTTATCCATCCGCAGTAAACTATCCTCCAAGTATTGTCTATGGGCTTCTATTTGTATTCAGTTCATCGAATGGATGGGTTTCACAATTTGCTCACAACTTGGAAAATAATGCAATACATACAAGAATAAGAAATGAAGGAGGAAGTTGGACCGAATGGAAACAGTTATAATTCTTTCCATTCAGTCCATTGTCCATTACTTATTTTTGCCCTTTGATAAGTCGTTCCAGTAAATATCTCTACTAGTATTTGGAATGCACTTTGATCAGATTTCGCCGAAAGCAGGAAGCCAAAATACCCATTTGTGTTTGTTGAGCCATTCTCAGCATAATAATATCCATCTTCAATATTGTTCGCGTCAACCACTTTGCGTCCACGATAGGCGAAGGGGAATTGTATTAGTCCCGCCAGAACTGACGCAACCTGCTCTTTTGTCATTACCCCAACAGCATTTCCAGCGGCATTCACGGCCACAAAAGCGGAGATGTCTTCCAGCTTGGGAAGAGCCAGTGTAGACTTCTTCAGTAGCTCCGTTTTCGACACCTTATGCGGAACGCCGTTTGTATCGTACACCTGTACCGTTTCACCGTCATCTGCCGTTTTCTGATTCTTCATACTTTCTGTATGCTTCAATAGATTGTCAGTTTCTTCACCTGTAAAGCTTAATACAAAATCTTCTTCTGCCATAATTGTTTTTAATTTATAGTTATTAATGATGTTTCCAACGCTGTATAGATTATAATTGCCTTGTCCATAACTAATAAAATCCCATTCTTTTTACTTCAAAGAAAAAAACACCACCCTGACCAGTTCCATCTGACTTATAATTCAGTGTAAATTCAGTATTATTTTCAATACTTACGTAATATGTTCCAGATGAAAGTCCGACTCTCATCATCGGAGTGACCATTACCATATATTCATCTTTAACTGTGCCCCACTGGGTTGGCATGGTTACTCTATATTCTTTGCTGGATACTTTGGTAAATGACAATGTACTGCCATCGAATGTGTAATACTTTTTTGAATCGTCTCTCAAGTCAACGTAACCTCTGGCCAATACCTTATCAGGACGCCCCATGGCGTAGTTTACATCCAAATCTTCCCTGCATGTGACAATCCATCCATAGAAAGTATCACCAAGCCCATACCCAATCAGTTGAACTATCTCCTTGTTCAATATCAACTCATTGTAACTTCTTCCATATTCGTAGAACTTTGCATTACTTGATGAGATTGACGCCTCTCCTGTACCAATGCAGCATACGGTAATCTTTCTTCCTATCTGTTCTTTTCCTGTTGGTATTGAATATACCTTTGTCCAGGAACCTCCACCCTCAATAATGATGTTATCATTGTAGTTCGTGTTAAATGAATCGGATACCTTGGAAAATGGACTTCTAAGGGAGCCGCGCATAAGCACGTCCTCAAAATATCCATTAATAGCTGTAACATCAACAAATGTCGCTCTTCCATCCGTATCTATCGTTGAATAGATTTTTTTCCCATCACCAATTTCAAGTTTCTTGGCTTTGATGGCACCGGCAATCAATTCCGATGTGATGATGACAGCCGCATTTATCAAGTCCGTATTGATAACCCCGCCTTTTATTATAGTCCTACCTGCCAGTGCTTCACCAACCAGGCTTTCCCATCCATCGTATCCGATATACTGGGCCATACGGTCATTCACCTGTTCGGCGAAGTCCAAAGCATCGTCAAAATTTGACATACCGTTACCGCCCAGTACTTCAATCATTCCTTCAACACGCAATCCCTTTGATGGTGAATAAAGGAAACAGCCATTCTTTCCTTCATGGCCGATTTGGAATCGGCATTCTTTCGTAACTCGGTCATACCTTGCCGTAAGTATGTCTCTCTCGGATAGTGAGTAACTGTTGATTCCTTGATAGAATGTCAGATATGGTGCACCATCTCCATATGCAGACAACACGATTGCAGCCTGATAGTCCGGGTCGGCTATGTCTCCAAGTTGTACCATCACGTCACCCACTTTGGGTATATCGCTTCCTTCGTCACAATGATTCACGGATACATCTATCCAGTTATCACCGACATTTTCCACCAGTCTCCACCAATAGTGATTGGATACGCCGTCATACGCGCCTTCCTTAATATTAAAGGACTGTGAGCGTACTAAATTCCCTGGCTTAAAACGATTTTCTATGGCTTTCTCACCGTCATCGGCAAGGAAGTAACAGCGATAAACAGAACCATAAGTTCCAGGAGATGAGTAACCTCTTTTCCCGTCTGAGAACTTGACTCCTTTACCATCCTTGAAACGAATTCCCTTTTTTTCTATAAACTCGACCTTAGTAATCGTTGCTCTGGCCCCGCTGGCGTTGAACATGAAGGAAGCTCCGGCCAGCTCGGTCTCCATTATTGAAAGTAACTGGAAGATGGCTTTCTTGCGCACGTACAGTTTGTCAATCCATCCGACAGACTCGCCGCCCTTTTCTGAAGAGAATGACATACCAGCACCCATCATACCTGTCACGAAGTCTGGAGATGTCAGGAAAGGAGATATGATACCGCCAAGAAGCTTAATGAGATAGTTTGTCTGGTCTTCCTTGTCCTTTCTCAATAATGTTGCAAGTGACCGTTTTGCCGAAAATACGTTACTGTCCGATGGGGCAGTAGAATCATTGGTCTTAATCACATATATGCTACTTCCTCCACCTCCAACATAAGTATGCCCTTTATACGTAATCGACTCCAGTTTCTCTTCCACATCATTAAGGCGAGAGTAGGGCATACTTTCCCCAATAGTATATACCGGAGAATCCCATGGAATGTCAAGGTTAAACTCCCATCCGAGAACACGGCTTTCACGGCCATTCTCAAAAAAGGCTTTATTGACCAGGTTTATCTTTTGCCCGAACTCGAAAAAGCGTTTCAGCTTGTCTTCATTAACCCATTCTGACCGGAGGGTAGTATAGTATGTACCATCGTCCTTTTTTCGCTGGTCTGCTATCTTCTGTGCCTTCTCTTTCAGTTCCTGCTCCGCGTCCGGAATCATTTGTACAGAAACAAACTTTGGATCAAAACCGGAAAGGATATACTTGTCATCATTTTCAGGATATATGGTATCATCCGGCAATGGACGTCCGTAGTCTTCGCTGCGGACAATTTCCCAAAGCTGGCTTCCGTTGTTGTCCGGGTCAAAAATAACACCGAACTCCAATCCATTCATTTTGCCGGACTGAAAGATAATTGTCAGCTCTTGTCCCGGAAGTATGTAGTCCTTGGAGAAATTCAGGCCAGTATCACGATAGCGATAGTAAGTCACGGTTTCCTGACCTCCGTCTTCATTTGTAACGGTTTCCGTCCTCGTAGATACACTTGACATCGTACTTTCAAGTCGGGGATATACCTCGTCAAATACCACGATGTCTTCAATTGCTTCTTCCTGGCTCATGTCAGGATACACATCTATGTATGGCGTACCAGCGGGAAGCATAAGTCGTCTTTGCACAACTCCGTTTACTACCGTCTGCTCTTCAATGGGACGGTAGTTCTCAGGTATGTTTCTTGTAGAGCCGAACGCATAGATTCTCGTGGCATAAGTGCCCTTGCTTTCGCTGCGAGTCATGGCTGACGCCTCAACCCCTAACTCGATTCTAACCGCATCACCGTATTCATTACGCCCGAAATGAATTACGTTGTCGGTTATCCAGCAATCGCAGTTCCACTTGTCCTTTCCGGCCATAGAGAATAGGGCATCAAGCAAGGACATGTTGTCGTATGTCATTGCCACCGCCTTGTTCTCTACTGTGGAATCTATATCAAATGTGAAATCTGTTCCCTTATAAGTATATCCGAGTGCTTTCAGGTTACGTAAGAACACACCAAGCTGTACATCAAGGGCTGCGGTGAGAGACCATGACGCTTCATATCCAGCATGTTCAGGAGTGTATTTGAAAATTTTGTTTTTCCACTTCCAGTAGTAAGCATCCAGTTTCAGCTCATAATCATATCCACCGGTAGAAGCATTGAAAGAAGGTTTCTGCAGGTCTGTTACCTCATATACTTTTGAAAGTAAGCCGCCCAGTGAATCATCCAGAACCCCAGAAAGGTCTACATAGTCACCAAGTTTAAAATATATAGGTTCAGGCACGGAAAAGGGGAGAACGATGTAGTCCTCTTTCATCAGCGTAAACTTTCCTTTGGCTCCTTTATTGATAGGAGTGGAAAATCTTGTCTTACCGGATATGTCCTTAATTTCAATCATATCCCCAAAGTTCATAAATAGAAAATGGAAGCCCTAAAAATCCGGACTTCCATTTGAAACAATAAAGGAAATGTTTGTTATTCGCTTCTATCCATTGGATTCGGTTCGCAAAACTTACTTGAAACCTTACCGAAACACCTGTCAATACTCAACCCGTAAGAAATGCTCTTACCCAGGTAAACCAGCTTGTAGACTTCGTTTCCAAGAGTTGGGATTTTGATGTTTACGGTTCCTTTCTCCAGTTCTGACTGAAAAGATTTCTTCTTTGTCCGGTAGTCACCTCCTGAGTCTCCTTCTATGGTGAACTGGAGAGTGATTTCACGCGATGCTACTTTTGCATTTTCGGTTATTATTCGCTTCCCGTGCTCCAGACGGCTCTCATCTTCGATGTAGTCTTTCATCTGGTTGAATCCGTCGATAGCATCGAGAAAACCGTCACCCATGCGGACACCCCATGTGCTCCAGGCATCCTTTCCGTTAATAAATAAATCTCCTGTCATAGTCTTGCTGTATTACGTTTCACTTCGGCAATGTCGGCCTGCATCTGTTTGATAGGCTTGACAATTTCGCCTGTGTTCTCTCTGATTTGCTGTAACTCCAAATAGGAATTGGCCAGGATAGTACGTGTCTCGTCGGCAATGTTGTACAGACCGGTTACTTGTGATGTCAGGGAGCCGATGGAACCTCGCAGTTCGGTAATGGCTACTGTCTGTTGCTGCTCTGCTGTCTCTATCCTAAGATTGGACTCATATACGGCTGTAAACCGTCCGCTCAGTTCTCCGGCATCCTCGTGCGTCATTTCTGTACCGAATCCGCGGCTGGAGGCCGACTGCTGGGAACTGCTGCCAGCCTTGTCGTATCCGGTAGCTGCGGCAAGTTCATCCCGTAGTTTCAATGCTTCATTCACGTATCCCATATATTCGTTTTGGAGTGAATTACGTTCACTCTCACTCAGGTTTCCGTCCTTCATACTTTCACCGAATCTGTTCCACCAGTCTTCCAGCTTCTGGCTGTACATGTTACCGATTTTATCTGAAAGCATGGCACGCATAAAGTATTCGGATAGGTTATCCGCAAAATCTTCCGCCGAGGCATCCATATCCATGAGAGTATCTATGAAACTGTCATACATGGAATCAAAACTTATTCCGGTAAGCTGTTCGAAAAGTCCCTCTTTCAGTTCTTCGAGGTTTCCGGCCAGATCTGCATATTCATCTAGTGCATCAACGACAGCATTTCCATAGCCTCCTTTTCCTGAATCGGCCATTTTCTGCCACAAGTCTACATTCTGACGTAATAAGTCCATCTGCTCCGGCGACATCTGCCACAAGGAATCTGTACCTGTGAATTCTGCCATGACATTTTCTCGAATCCATTGTATGTCACTTTCCGACCAGCCCATGTAATAGGCCCAGCTATGATGGCTGCTGTGATAGCCAGCATTTGCCTGCGCTTTTGCAAGGACATTCTTGTTGTATTCCTCCTGATACTTGATGGCTTTATTGTACTCTGCTACGGATTTCTCGCTTCCCTTGCTGGACTTCATTTCTTCCGTAAGGGATTCGATGGCAGACTGCAGCTTTTCGTTTCTGTCCGTGAGTCTGTTGATTGTATCCTGCACCTCTTTTTCGTTTCCTCCAATACCGAAGAGTTTGCTGAATCCTCCGAAAGTCAGGGTATCCCATATTCCACCTACAGACTTAAAGACACTACTGAATATGTTACCTACGAAACCATCCAACCCCTGTGTCCCGATGGCATCTAAAAGAGAAAATGCAGCTCCAATTATACCTCCAAGTTTCTCGCTCTCTTCTGCAAATATGTCTACTATATTTCCGGCCAAATCACCGACCTGAGAGAGGGAAATTTCAGAATTTGAACCAAGCTGGGTAATAACGTTCGACAATGTGACAAGGTTGCTTGTCGTTTTATCTGTCGACTTTTGTACATTGACCTGAGCGTTCTGCTGTCTTTTCTGGGCATCATTCAGTTTCTTCGTGGCCGCTTCTTTCTGTTCATCTGTTCCGCTTCTCATGGCTTCGTTGTATTCCTCCTGAGCTTGTGACAGTTCTTCCTGTGCCTTGGCCAATTCGCTTAACTGTTCGGGTAGGTCGGCCAGCAATCCTCCTTTGTCAATAAGAGTTGACTGGATGTTACTCAACGCCTCGTCAATGACCTTCTTCTGGTCAACAGCCATATTCTTGTATTCTTCGGAGTTCTTGAAGTCCCTAAGCTGCTGCTTTACCTTGTTCAAGGATTCTTTGGATACCTTATCCAAGTCACCGAAGATAAGTTCCCAATTGATTCCCTGTTTCAGCTTCTCAAGATCAAGAGAGGAGAGAGCTTTATCCATTTCTTTCTGGAGTATGTCCTTGTCTCCCTGAGTAGCAGCCTCTGAGATTTTACGGGTGTACTCGGCTATGATTGCATCACGTTTCTGCATAAATGTACCATAGCTTTTCAGGTAACGTTCGTTGGCCTCGATTGCAGCTTGATTTTCAGTTTCTGTAATTTCGGCCAGACCTTTTTCACGTGATTGCATGGCATTTGACGCACGATTTCCCAATACATCCCGCTGTTCAGACGTAAGCTTTCCTCCTTGCGCATCTTCCCATTTTTTGCGCTGTTTCCTAATTTCATCGATTTCTCGCTGGTAATCCAGTTCAATCTGTCTGCGCTTCTTTTCAGAACCTTCTTCCATCAGGTTGATTTCTTCCTGCTGATTGGTTCTGCGAAGCTGAAGGAGTTCTTCTGCAAGCTGTTGCTGCTCTTTCTTTTGTCGCTCGGCATCTTTCTTCGCATTATTCTCTTGTTTGGCCAGAGTGTCTCCTGTTACACCACCGAGCGATTTATATGATTTTTCTGCCGCTTCCAACTCTTCTACAGCTTTCTTATAAGCTGACTCAGTACCTTTTTTAGCATCCTCTACAGCCTTTAATTTTGCTTCGTAAACAGCTTTTGCTTCTTTATATGCTTGCTGATACGACTTTTCCGATGCTTCCCTTTGCGATTCCAGACCAGATATGGTGCCGTCAATCCCTTTTAGCGCTGCTTGCGCATTATTGAACCGTATTTGAACGTCAATAGGAATTGTAGCAAAAGGAAAATTCTTAATTTTTTCTTGCTCTTCCTGCAATATTTGTCTTGCTATATTGTATTCGCGTATAATCTGCTCACGATTACTTCTTGCTTCCATCAGCTTGACTTCAACAGGTTTCGAGTTTTCCTCTGTTTCCTTTTTCAGTCGATTATATTCGCTCAGGGCTGATTTCCACTTGTTAAGATTTGCTTTTGCTGATTCTATTTGTGAAGCAATTAATGGGGCACCTTGCCCCGCATTTTTTAAAGAAGCATTTAATGATTTTATTTTCTCCTCCCATTGTTGTATATTCTTTAGTATGTTTTCATAACTGTTCTTGTCTCGTTCCTTATTCAGTTCTTTATTTGCTTCTGCAAGATTGAGTACAGCCAGTTGTTCACGGGTATAAGCAGAAGAAAGTGCAGGAGAATACCTTTGCAGTTCCTCATAGGCCTTTATCTTTGAAAACTCTGTTTCTGTCTCATCTTGGATAACACGTATCAGCTCTTCTATCTTTTTCTTGCGTTCCTCTTCCAGATTCGCAAAATTCTTTTGTTCTTCATTGAATTTTTGCTGTGCCTTTTCCGATGCGGTTGTGCTGTCATGAAAGGCCCACATAGTAGCAACAAGCCCGGCAAGAACCGTAGCTACCAGGACATACGGGTTAGCTTTCATAACCGTATTCAAGGCCTTTTGTGCTATCATTTGGGCTTTAGTAACCAGTATTGCAAGTTCCATTCTGGCCGTTAATGTATCCTGAGCTATTCGCACTACAATAAGAGCGGTTTTATATGTCCCGTATGTAGCAATCAGTCCTATCAAAATCTTACCGACAGTTTCATAGTTCTCAATAAGACCTTTCAATCCTGAAATACCTGCAGAAGCAATTCCCTGAGTATCTTTCCCAATCTCATTCAACATTGTATCCAAAGCATCTCCAAGGTTACTCAACTGACCTGTAAGAGACTTAGACTGTTCTTGCATCAGGTTATAATAGATTCCTGATTCACTAGTCATATTTTTGAAGGCCTGTTCTACTTCTTTAAATCCTACCTTGCCTTCCTTTACTAAACCGGAAACTTCATCTTTTGTCACACCAAGCACTTTTGCCAGTTCCTCGTATATTGGAATACCACGTCCTGCAAACTGGCGAATATCGACCGCATAGGCCCTTCCTTGTGTCCTTAATGTGCCATAGAGATAGGCTATTTCACTAAGCTGGGAGCCAACACCGGCGGCTACATTTCCCAACATTACAAGCTCATCACCCACATTCTCAGCTGACGAACCGTAAGCAATCATTTGCTTGGCAGATGATGCCACCCCTTGAAGGTCAAAGGGCGTCTTTGCGGCAATATCCACCAGTTCCGACATCAGTTTATCTGCTTTCTCCTTACTTTTCAGCATGGTTGAAAAAGCAATTTCAAGCTGCTGGAATTGTCCTCGTACATTAACAAGTTCTGTAACAAAGTTTTTCAAGGCAGTGACTCCACCTATTATACCAAGTACTTTGGTTAAGGAAACGGACATCTTTTCATTTGCTTCGACCGTTTCACCTGCTTCTTCCTTAAAAGCTGCATATTCATCCTTCAGTCTCTTTACAGAAAGACGGGCTTCAGCCTGCTGCTGAGTCAAACCAAATAAAGTAGCTTTTTCTTCATCGAGAGTCTTCTTTGCAGATTGGTATTCTGATAATAAGCCTGCAGCTCCCGTCGGATTTCTTTTTAAAGCTGTTTTATAAGCATCGCCCAACCGCTTAACATCATGTTCTACGTCTTTGACGACTCTTTTCTGGTCAATAATTTTTTGAGTAAAATCATTTACAGATTGTGAGGCATTGTAAATATTGGACTTAAAGTCTTTCTCCATCACTGCGCCAGCTTTAGCCGCCTCAGTTACCAGTCCCATCATCTGCTGACGGGTGGATGCCAGTTGTGTTTCTAAAGCCTTTGCTGCTGCAGGGGATTTGTTTACGTCCATTTTTTTGAGCTGGGCTTCCAGTCTCTCACATTCCTGTCTCAGTTTGACAACCTGCTCCCAGTCAGAACTGACTTTAAAGTATAGTGTAGCCATATCTATTTCTTGTTTCTTCTTCTGCGCGAAGCCATGTCCTTACCCTTCACCTTTGTAACCTTGATACCGGTAACTGTATGGAGCTTGTCACGCTGCATTAATACTAAATTCCTGTATGGTATCTCATAGACCACTTCCCGGTATGACAGATGCAGATTTTCCATGAACGATGCAATCTGTCCCAAGAGAGTATCATTGCCTACAACCTCGGTTTCGCTGCCAGCAGACTTACGTTCCTCGCCAAGCTGACAGCTTTGAGAAAAACCTTTGAGTCAATCATAGAGAGTGCTTCATCTAAAGCATTTACGTTTTCTTCGTATGTTCCTTTGGCTAACTCTTCACTCAAGTTTTCGTCACCAGCTATCAGCCAGGAAAGAGCCTTGCTGTAGGCCTCACTTTCTCCCAGAGAGAGCAGAACTTCTTTCAAATTGTCTGCTTCTTGTACGCCTGACAAATGGGAGATTGCCCCGGCCAGTTTGTGGATAGTAGGAGGGTAGACCGTGTAGGCTTTCCCAGCGACAAACACCGTTCTGAAATCACTTCCGATAATGGATTCAGTTACTATTTTTGCTCCTTGATTCATTCTGATAAAAGATAAAAATTAAGGGGTGAAGCCATAAAGCCCACCCCTGTTATGGAATTCAATCTCTACCTATTGGATAGGCATTAAGCACCTGCTGTTACTTCAGATGAGTCAAACCAGTATTCCGGTGCAACTTCTGCATTTTGTGGTTCCAGTTCCACCGCACTTACAGGAATACCGACAGCATTGTCTGTTGTGGCTTCACGTGCACCGATGTCAGCACGGGGAATCACACAATACTGGTCATCGTCAGTCAAAGCAACAAGTAACTTCTCAATGTTCACCTTGCCTCTTGCTCGTTTCCAACCCTTATCAGTGTTAATAATATCACCACCCATAAGGTCTTTCTTAGTAGGATAGTCGTATTCTCCAATGGTGAAGTTTACAGTAACATCACCCATTTCCTTATCACTTCGGTAGGTCTGATTCGTGAGCTGGTTCTTGTAGTTTGTACGACTTGCTTCCGCTTCTTCAATCGTCCATGTATCCTGATGGATATTCTTGATTTCTTTCAAGGTTTCACCCTGCAAAAGAGTATGCAAGGCTTGCCCTGTCAAATCTGCGGTAATCTCGCTAGTTTCGCCATACCAAAGCTTCTTGATATTCGCGGCTGTGACTTTCTTTGCTTCTGCCATATTATTTCACATTTAAAACTTCAAACAAAATTCTTACATTCACATAGTGACACTTTAAGGTTGTGTCCTCCTCAGTTCCGATTGACTCGATGGAATAATGATAGGTTGTTCCGTCATAGCGTCCGGTCACTCCGTCAAACAATTCTTGCGCCTGTTTCTCCAGCTCGCTCAGACGTATTGTGTTAGCTTCGCCTTCCTTCAGGTCGGGAACGCAAAAGTTCACCTCTACGAAAGACTTCTTCCAGTACGTCTCAGATTGCTGTTTTTTAGCGCGAATGACAATCCTTTCAGACTTCATCGGTCCTGTCAGCTTTTTTCCGTGAGGAACGATGGATATGCCGAAAGTCTGGCAGTCACGGTAAAGTATGTTCGCTATGTCGGTGGTCACTATCATTGTACAATCTCCCAATCTTCTGCAAATACATCACTAATGGACGGAACCCATGAATCAGCACGTCCAGTATTCTCATTGTAGATAAGACACTGGCTTGTGTAGTCGATAAAGCCCTTTCCTTTCAGAATAAGGTCTTTAGCAGACTGGGGAAGAGACTGCATTCTAGGGATAATATCACTCTCAATATGTGCCGGTACTTGCTTGATAACGAACAATCCTTTACCGTTCCAGCCAGTTCTTCTGATGGCAAATCCTTTCGCTAAAAGAACAATAGCTATTGAGAATGACAAACAGCCGAAACCACCATTTCCACTTTCCATCTTAGTGAATCTCTGGTTCAGCACACACTGATATTCAGCCATGATTTTAGCCTGCGCTACAAGCATAGCCTTTGTAGCTTCATCAAGGCTACCAAACTTATCTGTACCGATAAAGGCTTGAAGTTTTTCAAGTTTAACAGTAAGTTCCTCTCCTTCAATCATCATACGGTCGAGTGCGGTATCTGCAAGTTTATATGCTTCTTCAAACGGTTCTGCAGGCGACCAACTTCCGTAACCGTCTTTGTACTTCACATGATAACCAGCCTTATCCTTTTCAGCTTCTGACGGGACTCTGCCAGCTTGCAACAATCCTTTTTCATAAGCTTCACCCATTGTCATAGGTTCCGCTTCTATCTGTTTTGTTCCAATGTATTTCTTCATTTGATTTCCTCCTTCAATCGTTTCTCAGCATATATGGCTGCACCAGTCAAGACTTCGTAACCTTTGGATTCAACGAAAGAAGCGTATTCAGCTTCATTCCTTAACTCCAGTCCATCATCCTGAACTGAGTATTTGTTTGACTTACGGAGTGTTCCGGTATGATTCTGATAGCTTCCATTCTTTACAGCGTAATCGACAGCTTCCTTGCCGACTTTATCTTCAACAGATTTCACCTCGGCATAGCCTTGCTCGAAAAAGCTATCCACGTCCGAAAAATCAAATTTTACAGCCATATCTCTGAGTAACCAAAATAATTCGTATTCTTCACCATGTAAACCTTGCCAGTTCCACGGATATTATCGCCATCCATACATCTGACCTCATCACCAGCCTTCAGTGAGGTTTTCTTTTCACAGACTACGTGATAGTTCGGTCGGTACACCTCGCCGTTCTCCGAAGTAAACTCCTTGGTGGAGTTATCATCACACCGGCACTTACATACGTCCTGCCAGCTTTCTCCACCGGTTCCGGGAATGGGCCTGCCGAACTCGTCCGTTTCCATCGGAGTAAAGACCTTAACCTGTAATGTATGTGGAGCGAATATCATAGAAATCTGACTTTAGGTTTATCGCTTAACGTATCTTCAAGACCATACTTCTTGCACAAGAAAGAATAGTATTCCTTCAAGCCTTTGGTGTCCCAGGACATAGAAAAGCCGTTCTCGCTGATAGAAGTGGCACGGAGTAATAGAGAGGGGATGAACTTCGCCATAGCCACCGAAACAAGTCCGATGTTTGACGGGCCCATCTCATCCTCTCCGCTTACTTCTGAAGACAAACTTATCTCCAAAAGGTCAGCCTCCGACAAGTTGATGCCGAAGGTCTGAAACTTCTGTGATATGTAGTCGTTTACTGTCATTCGTTCATGGTTGACAAATCAAAGTTCACAATCAGGTTCGGGTTCGTAATCTGCGGAATCCACTCTGCAGTGTATTCCAAATAACGACCGTTCTTGTCCTTGTAACCGGAAATAAGCATATCACCATCTGCCTGGGTGTAGTTACGTCCCGGTACGCCGTCCACTGCTTCGTACGGAGTGTGGAAGCGCATGTAACCGACCTTATCCTGCGGAAGCAAGGTGATACGGTCGTCGGCGTAAATCTGCACGTTCTTTCCGGTCTGGTCTTTTACGTAATCTTCCTTGATTTCAATGGCCGGAAGCCCGATGCCAGTGAATACTTGGGAAGCCAGTTGAGATGTAATCAAACCGGTTGAAAGGTACATTTCATTTCCTGTAAGCTGCATTTTGAACTTGTCACCAAACTCAGCCGACCCGATGATATTCTTCACGAAAGTTCCTCGGGACATAATCATCTTCTGGAAGTTTCCATAATCAGCTTTCAGTGCATTAATCTGCTGCTGCAAATAGGTGATGAAGTTCGTCTTCGCACCAGTATCAGGCTTGATGAACTTGAACGGCAATTCAATGTCGAGAAGGTCAACGCCTCCGGCATTGTCGTCTTTGTTCTTGACTGTTGCTTCTCCGGTCATCAGAAGTGAACCTACGATAATATCCATGCGCTTGTGAGCTGCCAAAAGTACCTGGCGGTAATCGTCATAGATGAAATTCACGATTTCCTGCATGGCTGCTACCTGGTCAGCAGGTTTAGCTGCGTTAAACTTGTCAATCAAGTCCTGAAGTTCTGACAGGCGGTCAATAGAAATTTGGTAAGCATCACCAAGATAAGCGATTTCACCATATCCTGAGCCAATATTCCGGCGTTCACGGATAGGCTTCTCTCCGTATCGTGAGTTGATGGAACCGGCCATCACGCCAGTAACCTGACCGATGTAGTCCTTGAAAACACGGGTAGTCGTTCTACGGAAATCAAGATACTGCTGCCAATAGATAGTATCCTTACGTGTCTGAAGGACGCGCTGGATAACGGCGTTAACGATGTTAGGGTCGTTAAACAGAGTATAAATAGTTAGCATCATGTTTTACCTCCTTTCTTTATTTGCTTGCAATTACACCTGCTGTTCTCAAAGATGCCAGAAGGGCATTCAATTTTGTATGTGCATCTTCCTGCCCAGTAGCATCATCTACTTTAACACCCTGCTTTACACCTCCGAGAGCAGAAGATGTTGCTGCAGACAAAGTGAATTTGTTGGCTTGGGATGCGATACCATCCAATTTAGCTTTGTCTTCTTTACTCATCAAGCCATCTTGACTGGAAGACGCTTTGGCAACTACAGCCTTTCCACTTTGAGTAACGTCAGGAGCGTTGAACTGGAAATGCGGCATGTTGGCCTTGTCAATGTCAGAGAAAGGCATAACCAATTTGGTAGGCTCAATCTCGAATGCTAGCATCAAAAGAGCAACTAATACAATGCCTTCTTCTACTTGTACTCTTCCGTACAAGGCTGAGTTAGCAATGACTTTCGGAGTTGTGCCGCTTACCGCTGTAGCTTCATAGAGTACAGTACCAGCTTCCAATGTTTCGCCAAAGTCGGCAGACAGCGTCAACTTATCGAAATCTTTGTTTGATTTGTCAATACTGTTGATGGTAGCCCCATGAGAACCATTACCCAGATGCATACCCACATAAGCCAAAGAGTTTTTCTTGATTTTCAATATGGTATTGGAACCGGTGGTAAACTTTTCATAGACTTCTACACGGATGGCCACCTGAGCGGTTTTCTTTACCAAATCAGCGGCAATCGGAGTGAAGGATGGAAGGAACGAACCAGTGACAAGGTTGGCCGTATCCAGCTTGTAAGGGCCTCTACGTCTTACTCCGGTAGAAACGTCATAGCGTTCCTCGATGGACGGTTCAGGCTCAATGTTGTACTTAAATCCTGCTGACATAAATTACTTGTTTTGTTGTTCGACAATAGATTTTGTGTCCGCCTCAATCATTTTGGCGAACTCGCTCGCTTCCTTCTCCTGTTTCTGTTCGGCAGTTTCAGGAGCTTTGGAGAACTGAAAACCGTTGTTAGACATATCCTGCTTCATGTCCTTGAAATAAGTATCCAAGTCCGTGTTTTCAGGAATGTTGCGGTCTTTCAGCATAAATTCGGGAATACCATACTTCTTCGCCACTGCTGAAATCTGAGAATTGCGCTGCGCCTGCGCTTCATTTTCCTCCATTTTGGCAAGCTTCTCGGCAAAAGGCTTGATACTGGCTGCGATGCCGTCAGCAATCATCTTTGCGATGTCTGTCTCCTGTGGCTTTGGAGGGTCGTTTGGTTTCGGTGGTTCTGGTTTCGGATTCTCGATTGATTTCCCGTCTTTCAGTCCATGCTTCTTCTCGTAGTTTGAAACAGCGGAAGTCTGCGCCTGTCCTGCACGGAAATCACCATAGTTTTGCATCACGTCCTGAAATGAGATACCCTCAACGATGGAGGTCACCTTCGTTTCGTCCGTTACACCCTCTGCCTTCTTTGTGGCGATACGGGTGAGTGTGGCAGTGTCCACCCCAGCGAATTTCTGTTGCAGTCCTGCCAAGATTTGTTCAAAGATTGTCATACCGTATGAGTTTGATTAATAATTTCATACGGTAAATTTACTTATAGAGAAAGGGAAGGGGAAATTTTAAGGCTAACGATACGAAACAATTAAGAGAATGTTCGTTTTTAGACAAAAAGAAAGCGTGACTACTAGGGTAATCACGCTGGAACATCATTCAATTATACTTTTAAAATTTCAATATAGCTGCTTCTATTTCTTTTTTGTCAGAATCTTTTACGTTCCTCAAAGCATTCAGGAAAGGTAAAATTAAAGAGTCATCAACCATGAACCAGACTGGATTTTTAAATAATTTTGGGTATCCGGGATCATCTCCATAGCCATTCCATCTCATTGCCATTCTTCTTTCCCCATTTTCCCAAATACCTATCGCTATAGAAAAATCATCATTTTCAAATACAACATTCTCAACCTTAAAATTACTTGGATTTACATCTTTTGCTTTCATTGTACTATCCTCCATTATATTTAATTAATAATCATAACAAATTTATAGCTGCCAGTTCCTCTGTCAGCGCGTTAATACCTTTCTGAATCTTCTCCAACTGCTGTTTACGCGGTTTATGTACTCCAGCCGCATAATGCCACAACTGGCGCTCATTGATTCCAGTAATCCGGCTCAAAGCAGCTTTAGTAAAGATACTGCTGTAATAGTTGATGAAAGTAGCAGCATCTATCTTGAATTTCAAGGTGAACTCTCCCTGCAAAACTTCCACCGGAGCGATGTTCATCTCCTTGCATGAATCCAGGTAAAGTTCAACAGCTTCCTTCATGTTCTTCTCGATCTCCTTCACGTCGTTGCCGACGGTAATCACCGGAGCACCTTCAATATAGGCACTAAGATTATTTCCAGCATGTTCTACAATCACTTCTACGGTTTTCATACTGACCTCCTTTTTATCGTTAAACAAAAGAGGCGGGGGCTATTTTAGCCCCGCTTGCCTCAGAATGTTGTAATAAGTGCCTTTCTCAACGCCTTTCTTGCCGTGGTCGGGGACAATCACTACATGGTTACCATCAGTGTAAACCATGTGACTGCCTTTCTGCCTCACGAACCAAAAGCCATTTTCAGTAAGCAGCGTTACAACGTCTTTAACTGATTTGTAGCTCATAGCGTTTAAGACTTAATTACGATGCAAATATAGTAAAATAACGAATAATTACAAAGAAGTATTCATGTTTTTACTATGATAAAGAAAATAGCGATACCTCGAAAGATACCGCTATTCAAATAGTCAATATTTTAGATTTATATCATTCTGTTTTGTATTATCCTCGTAAATATTCTGACTGGGTTGTTCTATTCTTCAGATTTGCTACCAGCACTTTTAAGAGAGGAAAGCTGTTTCTGTTTCTCAATGTCGTTCTTCTGCTTCTCAGCCTGCTCTTCCTTGATGGCTTCAATCTCGTCCAAAACTGCATCCACGTTCCCCACAAAGGTGATAGCCCGTTGCTGCGACCAGATTTCACCGTCCTTAGCCTTGATAGCAGTGTCTATCTTGTCTTTGATGTCCTCCAGTTTGTATGGCTGCATCTGCACATCCACGTCAATAGTCTCGGAGGCTTCTTCAAGGGTGGAATTCACGGAACCCAACGCAGAGACAAGGAAATTTACACGTCGTTGCATGAACTCGCCGACAGTTTCGTTTAGATTTTCTACATTAAGGTGGGTGGACATGAACACATAGTCGAAAGTCACACCGGAGACAGCGTTTCCTGTACCCTTCAGTGAGTCAAAAGAGATTCTGGGCGTATTGGTCAGTCCGTATATCTGACTTAACAGCGTCTCCACCTCAAATTTTACCGTATCGGGCACCTGAGACCAGGTAAGATACTGGGCATTTGCTCCCTGACCGGTCAGCTCGACCACACGGTTCTTGAACTCACCTGAGAAATTCTCCACGTTACCAAAAAGCATGAGGATAGGGAAGAAGTGGTAGTCGATACAGTCTGCATAGTTTGAAAGAAGTTTCTCCAGTCTTACACGGAGACTCTTTATCTTTTCACAGTACGCTTCCGGACGGTACATATAAATCACCGGCATCTTCTTGAATCCATGAGCAAATGAGCCTTTGTCAGTCCAGTTGCTTGTCAGTTCCCACTGATAAACCATATCCTTGGTAATGGTCATGAAACAGGTAATCTCCACGTCATTCAGGTCTTTTTTCTTGTATTCACGGGATAAGGCCACCAAATCCCCCTGGTCATTGAAGAAAGGGTAGAGCTTGTCGCCACGGAACGGGGACCAGATGGCACTCTTCAGACGGTATTCAGGCTTAGATTTACCGAAAATTCCTGAAATCTTTCGTTTGAGTTTTGCCCAGAAGCCGTCATCCCTAACCACATACCAGTATTCGGTCACTTCCTGCTCGGCCAGCCATGCCCTGACCACCTTTTTGTTCTGATATTTCAGCTTGTTTTTCTTGAACACCTGCTTCAATGTGGAAAGAAGGCTTTCTTCCGATTCATCCGGCTGGCAATCAAGGACCGGTTCTGTTCCCACGGTGAAGGCTGTCTGAATGTTCACAATGTCCTGCTCGAGAGGAAGAGCAATCCTGTTCGGTTCAACTTCTTTTCTTACTGCCGGCTCAATATATTCTTTCCCGGTTGTCGGGTCTGTAATCCGTTTCTCAGGCTGGGTCGTGATTTTGATTTTCGGGTATTTCTCTTCATCTATCACTATCTCGTGCTTGTTCGGATTCCAGTCATTGTAAAGAGCATGAGCATTAGGAAGCTCAGTCTTTCGTCCTTTTTTCAGATAGTAGATTTTTCTCTCTATTTCAGGTATAGCTAAAATTTCTTCTAAGGTTCTCATATTATTACATTTATTGTTCCAACTTTAAAAGGTAATCCATATTAGTCCAGCCGCCATTAGCCTTTATGCTAATTATTTTCTTTTCTAACAATTTTTTTGGAATTGCATCGTTCAAAACTCCATAGCGGTATTCGTATTTTTTATAATCCAACCAACTCACGTTTGGATTATAAATTTCAAACTTGCCCCATTCTCCTTTTCTTTCAATGAGAACTAAGTTTATAAACTCACCAACTGTATGAGGTTTATCCAGTCTTACATCGTAATAAGCTGAACAGTCTCCAGACTCTTCTGAGGTTTGTATAAAGCGTATCATATTCTAAAGTTTAATGTCCAAATATTCCTGAAACGTCTTTAGGTTTCATAATTCTACCGAGAAGTTCTCCCAGCACATAGTAGCGTGCAGCATCTATGCCATGATTATCATGGTCTTCAGGTTCGTTGATGTAGTTTCCATCCTTATCCTTTGCCCATACATAGTTTCTGAACTCCCGTTGAAGGTTATAAGAACGCTTGGTGATGAATATTTCCATTCCCTGCATCTTGTCAATACCGGCATTGACAGAACCTTGTCCTTTCTCTACCGCGTATATTTTAATCCCTCCGTTATGAATCTCCTGGATGAGTCGCGGGTCCGCACTGTCGGCAATCACTCTCAAATTCCACGGGCGTAGCGTCTTTATAATATCCCCAGAAAGTAATCCAGTTCTATAATCCACTTCATCCAGATAAAGCGCATTGTCAATGATTCCACACCGGATAGAAGCCGATGGATCATTGGTATAACCAAAGTCCTGTCCGATAGCCACTTTCTTGCACCACATGGGGAACTCATCCACGATACCCCATTTCTTGAACACGGCACCTTCGGCCACGTCTGCCCATCGGCCGATAACCACATGAGCGTACTTCTCCGGATTCTTCTCTTTCATTTCCTTGACTTCTCTCAGGAACTCAGGAGAAAGGTTCTCGATATTGTCGAAGTAAGTCGTATGGATATGAAGTACATTCGGATGGGTGGAAATTTGCACCTGAACGCCGTCAATCTCCACCAGCCGATGGGTATTCTCGATATATTTCTTGTAGATGAAGTGATTGGAGTCACAGGGATTCATGATAATGATAATCCGGTTCTGGATTCCCTTTTTACGGATGGAGAGCATAATCTTGTCGAACTCTTCCTCACTGGTCCATTCCTCGGCTTCATCGCAGACAAAGGTGGTGATACCCTGAATTGATTTTAGTTTAGCGGTCTGATTCCCGGAAGAAGTCTTGATACCCCGGAACATGATACGACTGCCGGTCATCCGGTTTACTATATCGGTTTTGGTGGTCTTGAAATACTTCGTTGTTCCATCCAAATCTATCTTTTCCATCATCTCTGGAATGATAGACATCCCGGCAGATACCATCGTATAACGGGTGTATAGAATCTGGTGGACTATCTTCTCTGTGGGAGTCATTTCGAATGTCAGACGCTCAATGAAGGTAGAAGCGTTGAAAGACTTCCCCGAGCCACGGCCACCGGTAATGAGAATGATAAATTTCTCGCTATCGGTATATAACGGATGATATATCGCTTGGGGTACAATCATTTCAGGTTATTTTTAATCCATGAGTCAATAGAAATTCCGTGGTCAATATCCTTTGGAATATCGGCGTCTTCGTCCTGACGGCGTTCAACCTTCCTCCACTCTTCGTCATGGTGATACAGCCAGACGGACATGGCCTGAAGATTTGGAGCCAGTTCGCTTTCACTTACCTGAAGCTCTTCTTCGCCGGTCAGGTTTCCGTCCTGGTCTTTCAGCTTCCTTACTACAGTACTTTTTGTCTTGATACCGCCCAAAGCTACAGCAAGGAACTTGGCACGCACGGCAGCGGTGATGGTCGCACGCCCGCGCGCTAATACTTCGCATAATTCAGAGTGCTCATTCTTCTTCTCGCAGAAAGTCTGGGGAGACAAACCTAACGCAAAGGCGATTTCTCTATCTGTGAATCCCTTTTTGGCATACGTCTCCACTTGAGAAAGAAACTCCTCACTCTTGTAATCGAATTTTGGCTTTCTTCCAGTATGTTTGCTTTTTTGAGATTCACTTTTCATCATTTATTCCTCCCAGGGGTTTTCGCCCTCTTCTTCAACGTATATTCGTTTCAATTTCTCCGAAATTTCACTGAGCTCATGTTTCATTTGATTTACATGAAACTCTGCTGGCACAGGCAACCCCAATGCTCCTAACAGGTTGTCTATCCTGTCAATAATTTCTCCAAATTCTTCTGATGCTTTCATTCAACTCTTTTTTAATTTTCCACACTTATCACAGATTTCATAGCGGAAGTCTAAAGGCCCTTTCCAAACGTAATGATGGATACAAAAAAGGTTCTGCTTTATAAACCTCTTTAGCCAAAGAATAAAATCTCCTACCATATTTCATCCGTTATTGTTACCCATATAAATGCGGCGAGAAACAGGCTTATTGCCATAGATATCAATTCCTCTCTTTGAGAAATAACTGTCTATTCTCGCTGCATATCTTTCCATTATAGACCTCGTTCTGTCTCTTATACTTCTTTGCCTGTCTGTACCAAGCCCGTATTGCCTTCCAGCGTTGTACATTATTCGTCTTGACTGTTGATACAGCTGGCTATATGTTTTCCTTCTAACTCGGCATACCTCCTATATTTTAGATTCTCATTCAATTCTTTCTATCTGTTCATCGAATACCTCTCCCTTGATAAACTTGGAGTAGGGGTCGTAACCAAATCTCTCACAGAAGGCCGCTTTGGCCTCAAACGTATCGAAAGAAAGCATCAAGTAAGCATCCATGTCTTGTGCCTGTTTTTGGGCGGCATCCTTTACCTGTTGCTTGACTTCCTTCATGTGGGCCACTTTTTCGGCCCGCTCCATCTGCTTGGCTGCTTTCTCGGCTTCTTTCCGTTCGGTGACTGGTTGCATCATTTCCTCCAATGCCCCGGCCAAAGAGTTTTCTTCTTCGGTCTGCAAAAGGAAATCACAGCCTATCATGTTCAAGTCCGCATCGGTAAGACCTGCGTCCTTGTAGTCAATATCAGGAACGAGGCGAGCCAAAGCATCGTAATCCCATTGGCCGCCGATGTTCGGATTGTTAAGAGCCACATTCAAAGATTTCTCCGTCTTTTCATCAACATTGATAAGCTCCACACGTAGGGTGTAATCGTTCTTGTGTGTGGCTTCATCGTACTTGTTAAGTTCATCCAATACGGAAACTTTCTGATGCCCTCCGACAATCGTGTACCCAGTCGCTTGGTTCACGACAATGCCACCGACCACGCCATACCGCTTGATGGAACGCTTCAACTGCTTGTGCCCCTCGTCTGATATGGTGCGTGGATTGTAAGACGCCGGCTTTATCTGCGAGCGTCTTACTTCTACCGACTTGCTGTTGAAATACTTGTTATCCATTGCTTAATCCTTGCGCACGGGAGGTTCTAATCATGTTGTTTCTTGCACGAACAATCCGATTATAATTCCTCATGTCGCCACCTGTGTTTCTAAAATTTGCACTCATCAAACTTCTTGCTCTATTGATGATTGCATTTTCCCTACCGATTGCACTTGTATTGGGGTACATCGTAGTATTATAACTTGCTGTTCTGTTTGAAATACGTCTTCTGACTCAATACCTCGCTTTCTTTTTATCCTGAAATTAAACCATTAGACCTCCAATTTACACCTCGTTTCTCTAAAGCACGCCTTGCCGCCCTTACGGCTTCATTATCGGGGTTCCCGTTTGTCGTCCTTATTAATTGTTCAACACGGCTTGGCTGTCGGATTTCTCCCGACCTGACTTTACTATTATATTCAGCTCTTAAAGAAGCTCGTCGATTGGAGTATTCAATATCTTTTTGATTTTGCCGACGAAGAATTGCCTGTCCTGCACGATTGCGATAGTTCCCCTTAGCTAAAGCAACATCACCGAAACCGTAACGCCCATATCCTTGTGAAGCCAAATATTCTTCTTCGGTCATAACAAGCTGTCTTTTTCTTCTAACTCGGCTTTCCTCCTATTAGTTTTGTTTGTTATGATACTCCCATAATATCCGCTCTGAAAGCGGAAACACTCTGTAAATACGCTGCAAGTCCTGCGGATAGTTCTTCTCCAGCCAAAGCATACAATCTAAGTTAAAGCCTACACCTGAACTGGCTTTGAGCGAGTAACGGACTGGTTCTGGCAATCCGTGCTGCTTCATGTAAGATAGAATGTCTTTCTGCTTCCAGTCGGCCAAAGGATAACACAAGCCATTGTTCTCATACCCGTTAGCTTCATAACCTTTCAGCATTAAACGCCGATTCATACCGTCCGCTTTCTTCATGCCCAGGAAAGTGTAGTAAAGTCCGTATCTGAGCTGCATGGCTTTCACCACATCGGCCAACTTCAAAAGCTTCACTTTGTGGTTTGGTACACAATACATACCACCACGAAGAATGTAAGTAAGATTCCAGTGTGGCACCTGTACAAACTCGATTTTGGGATATTTAGCTTTTACCCAACCTATCCACCTTTCAATATGCTCTAAACCTTTGACAAAATACATGAACACGCAGACTATTTTATCAAACCTTGGATATATCATGTCAAGTAAAACCAAAGAATCTTTACCCAGCGACAGAAACAGCAAAACCCCGTCAGTCTTCTGTCTGACGAGGTCAATATGGCTGTATGTCCTTTCTTGCAGTGTCATTATCCGCCACTCATGCCAAGTCCTGTGCGGACGTTATAATACTGCTGTCTTCGGGTGATAAATCTGCCACCCTGAGAGAGACCACCATTCTCTGTAGTCAAACCTCTACGGCCACCACGGTAGCCACCAGTTGAAAATGTGCTTCTGTTTGTTCTGACTCAACGAAAATTTAAAGGGTTAAACATGCTTTTCAATAATTCTGCCAAGGTCATAAACTACCTGTGCTGCCAGATATATCTCACCTTGATAGGTGTATTCGATAAGATTGTGATTCTCATCTTCAAACAGCTCTATCTTTGCGTCTTTGACTTCTACCAGTGCGCTGGCCCTGTCTTTATTGTAGCCTACAAAGAACTGGATGGCATCGTAATGCTTAGGCTGTAACACACCGTCTTTCTCGACACAATACCCGTCAGCATCAAGCTGGCAGTATTTCTTCTGTGTTGTAGGCCTGATTTCTCTGAATTCTTGTGTTTTCTTGCCTGACAAGATTTCGTCAAAGAACTTCTGTTTGATGATAAGCGTAAGTATTTCCATAATCGTGTAAATTTTAAATGTTAGTTGCGGGTGATGGATTCGAACCACCGGCCTTCACCAAGTCAAAGTGACGAGCTGACCACTGCTCTAACCCGCGATGGTATCTATACAAAGATACCCAATTATGAAGACAATTTTGAATAACAATTCAACGCATACGAAACAATTTGCTAATTGTTTGCTAATAAATCAGGGTCGTGCTTATTGATTATTTCCTCGACTATTGCCTTCGCACGCTCTATGCCGCTTTTATAGCCTCTGGCATAGTCTGTTCTTGTAGACAAGTAACTGGTATCATTACCCAGCCACTCGATTATTTCTTGCAGGATTTCTTTCTCTTCCATATACTTAAAATTCTTTATCACTAAGATTAATTACACCTTCATCTGTGTACTCATACCCAATATATTTAACAGAATCACCGTTTACAACATACCAATCTGTTAAATTATCATCATTGCTGTGCGCAAACAGCAAATCGTGCGTTATACTATTACCTCTCTTTATCCCTATATAATAGTTGTGGTTGTAGCAACTGATTTCAGGGATGTGCTTAAATTTTTCTGTATCTATACCATCATAGCAACCGTATATTCTTTTAAATTCTTCATCCATAACTTGTTAGATTTCAATTTATCCATTTACAACTTCGGGTATTTTATAATAATCACTCTTTGACGCTCTGCCTTCGGTCAACCAGCCTATACCTACCCAGCATTTTATTTTACCGTCATGAATCACTCTATAACCTGCATCCACTACCACTTTGGGCGGATTTACGCTCATTTTTATGCTTCTTACATCTGATGCTTTAACCGTTAACTTTTCTCTTTTCATAACCATCTCAAATAGTGGTAGCCCGAAGGCTACCGGATTTATAACCAAAGTTTCTTTGCCAAATCAAAATTCTTTTGAGCTTCGTTTACTGCTTTCTTTGCATACGTCAAAGAGTATGAGTGCTCACGTGGATATTTGCCGGATTTCAGCCCCTCATGGTACTCTTTAGCTGCTGCTAACTTATGTTCATAGTAGTCCACGCTTTCAGGCATTGAAAGATTTATGGTGTCAGCCTTGTTTGCCCAATACTGGGCTATTCTTTCATGCTCTCTGGCTTTCTCGTCAAACTCTACGCTCTTACCCATATTATTCCAGGCATCTTCAATGGCTTTTCTGTGTTGTCTTTCGCTATGATGGCCGATTTTAATAGGTTCACCCAGCGAGAGAAAATCACTGTCTTTGTTTGATGCTTTGAAGTATTCTTCACTCTTTCGTTCTGCAGTAGCAGCCCAATCCAGCCGGCGTTCTGCCTTTCGCTTTGCCCATTCTTGAACGTTAAAGCCATCAGCGCGAACTATCGAATAATAGTAGAAACCATCACGTTCAAATATCAGATTAAACACTATGCTTTCATTCTCTTTGCCGTATTTGGTGGTTACAAGGATGGTTTCACCTTTCTCATGCTTAGCATCGCATTTAGCAAGAAATACGTTTGGACAAAATTTGTAATATGTATTCATAATCGTGCGTATTTAATAATCTTTGTTACAATGTCATTAGTGTCCACTAAAAAATCATAGAAGTTCTTTGAAATAATTGAAATTC